GTGTAGTCCGCCTGACGCAAACCGCCAGCTTCGTCGGTGGTTGTCTCTGTTGTTGGGGGGGTGGGTGCTTCGGTGTTGGTTGTTGGTGCTGCTGCTACTGCGCCCTCACCCGCTGCCGGTTGCTCCGCGCCAGATCCTTCAGAATCGAGCGGTGATGCGTCAGCCTCGATGAACCCCATACCCATCTCGGATACGGATTCACTCGGCTGGGCGCCGCTCGGTTGCTCCGAAGAAACCGCAGAATCGACTGCGACTTCAGTCATAGTATTCTCTCCTATATTTTTGCGAGGCCAAAAGAAGGGACGCCATCCGCCAGGTGGCGCGTCCTTCCCGAATAAATATTAATCGTCGCTAAAGGGGCTCCAATCGGGTCCAGTGTCTCTATTCATATCACCCGTTGCCCCCCGGTCTATCTTATCCTCGTCTATCTGCCCTACGATCTCGTCTACGCTGTCCGCCGCGATAACCCCAACCCGGTCTCCCTCGGCGGCCACCTGGGCGCGTTGGGCGCTCTCAGCGTCCGCCATGATATGGTCGTGCTTCTGGCTGGCGCCGGTCTCTTCCATGCCCATCTCGCGTAGTACCTGCTGGCGGTGGGCATAGCTGGTATATTCGACGCCCGTCTGCGGGTCCGCGAAGCCCTTGTTGTAGCCCCGCTCGCTGCTTGAAAAGTTCCATTTCGACATCGAGTTAAAGCCGCCGAAATACATCTTTGCCACGCCCTGGCATTCTGGGCATTCGATTTCGCGTTTGATGTCGGCTTTGCGCTCAACCATAACGTCCTCGACCAGATGGTCGCAGGAGGTGCATTGGTAGTCGTGAAAGACGGGCATTTATTCTTGCTCCAGTTGCTCGAGTTGGGCGGCGCCAAAGAATAGAGGTGCGAGGACCATCGCTGCGCCGCCTTTTTTTGCTTCGCTGCTCTGTAACCACTCCGACACCTTGTCCACCCACTCTTGGTCGAAGACCTCCCAATGATGGGCCATGCCCAACGAGCCTATTTTTTCATCCTCAGTAAAAAAACGACTTGGTTTTCCTTCTTCTGGTTTTGTTTTTTGCGTTGCTAAATAATCAAAAGTTTTTGGATACATTACTTGGGCTGGAACAGCCGACTCCAAGCCGCCTAAATAGCTACCAGGAATTGCCGTATCATAAGAACTATGACGGGAATCGGTAGATAATGGCGAATCTGGCTCTAATGAAAACATAGTAGTGCCAGCGTCACCTCTATTTAATGGCATTAATTCTGGTTTAGTTACTGCATTCATTACATCGTGATAAACAGGAAATCCTATATCTCGAAACTCTGTGCCAAACATTTCTTGCACTAATAATTTTCTGAGATTGCCTGAGCCATAATGTGGGTATTCATTAATGCCCAATAACTGATCCATAGCATCGGGATGATTTAATCCCACAAAACGAGGCATCTCAGGGCGCCCTTCTTTTCTTCTCGTTTTATTTATCTTATTTATTTTTTCGTTTATTGTATCGTCAAATTTTTTAATAGATTTTTTAGGCACTCTTATTGATTCTAACTGCCCTACCATTGCTTCAATTACTGGCGTCGAGAAATCTATTCCTCGCTCTCCCATTACCGTAAAGACGCCAACAGGTGCCTTACCCGTAGCTTCTAATGCTTTTATTGCATTATTCTGTTTGTTTACTGCTATTCCAGCATTAGACGCCCATGCTGCATTAGGATTAATTACTAATGGGTAATCTTCGCCACCTTGTAGTGGCACCGGGCGGCTTAAAGGAACGCCGCCCACTTGCGTCAAGTTGCCACCGGCCCTTGATCGATCCGCCATAAACGGAACGCCCACCCTGCCCTGTAAATCTTCTGGCTGAATAATCGTTTTTTCTATTGGTACTTGGTCTTCTATAATTGTTTCGCCGCCCTCGCGCATAGACTCACGGCGCCGCACTGCTGGATTTTCTAATGAGGCTTTTTTTACTTGCGGAGTAACATTAAACAGCGACTTTTTAGCCACCGGCGCCGCCATCCCCAGCGCGGCCAAGAGCTTGCCTCCGCCTGGTATGGCGTCCTCGGGTCCAACAAAAGCCGCGAAGCCGCGCTCATCTATCGCCTGGCCCATGCCCTCGCCCATCGCTTCTAAGCCGCGTCTGGTTATGCCCATCGCGCCTTCTTTAGCTATGAGGTCTGCTAAAGCGCTTAAGCCCTGCCGCGCGGCTGCGCCGGCCTCGCGCCCGCTCTGGAGGCGTTGTGTCGAGGGCTGCGCGATGGCGCCAGCCAGGTCGCCACCCAGCGCTGCCATTGCTGGGATGTCTTCAGTGACAATTTTGGCAACACCGCCCGGCGTAGCTGCTGCCATCCGCCCCGCTTGCGTTACCGCCTCTTCGCCGAAGGCCAGGTCTAAGGGCTTCCGAGCGCCGCCAGCTATCGCGTCCGCCAGCGCCGACAACGGCACAACTCGGTCCTCCTCCTCTTGCGTGAGGTAATCGACCAAGTTAGCCAGCGACATCTGTAGAGCGCCTTGAGCCATTGTTACCCTTCAGCCATTTCTGTGATGGCGTTGTAGTCCTCTTCCGAAATAATGTAGACTACCGTATCCCCAGCATTAGCTTGGCGAGCCCTTGCGGCAATTTCGCCAAGAATGTCTCTGTGACGCATGTAGAGCGCAGCCGATACCATACCGCTTCTTGCCACTTTTGCTTTCGCCGGTGCTTCTGCTTTAGCCTTGATTTTAGCCGGTGCTTTAGCTTTTGCTTTAATTTTAGCGGGTGCTTTAGCTTTTGCCATTGTCAGCTTCCCCTCACCATTTCGTCGGCTTGCGTCTGAGCCGCTTGGCTCGTCTTCTGCGCGTTGCTTTGCACCTGGCCCATCAAATCCTCGGCCCCCGTAGCTCCACCGCCCCCAGGACGCCCTGCGGCGGTCTGCTGCTCATTCTCGAGCGCGGTCTGGTGGGCTTGCACGTGCGCCATTACCATTTGGTCTATCTGCTGTATCTGCTGCGCCGCTTGGACGTTTAGCGGCTGGCCCATTTGATTGCTCATCTGCGCCGCTTGCATCAGCTCCGTATAGCGCGGATGCTCCCGGTAGGTAGCATGGGTTTCGGCGTGGGTTAGGTGGTCCTGCTCGGCCAAGACATCCGTATCAATGCCCTGCATGAACCGATCATTTTCTAACTGCGCCGCCCGCTGCGCCTCGACGTTAGTATCCGAAACCATCAATTTTTCGACATCAACAATGTCGAACGCCTGGGCCATCGCCTTGTCCAACTCCATCTGGTCGAAATTAGGACGCCCGGCAGCACGATCCCAGAAAGCCAAAAAGCGGTCCTGCTCAAGCTGCTCGTAAAGCGGCTGCGTAGACCCTACCCGCGTATAGATGCGAAAATTTAGAAGAAAATCACTATTGCGAAGCGCTCGAATTAACGTCCCCTCACCTTCGGGAGCTACGTTGAGCGCAAAATTTTCGGGCGTATACCTTGGATCACCCATGATTTGAAACGCATTACGGACCACCAGCTCGTACGCCTCGGCCACCCTCATCTCCATCCAGTTGCCATTTAGCTGCGCCGACGCCGCTACCACCGCCGCCTCTGTCGCTGTATCGCTCTCGCCCGCCGTAGGTGGCTGCACCGCCGCGATCTGGTCCTCGTAGGCCAGGAGGCTCTGCTCATGGCGGTATAGGTCCGCTGGAACAGAGGCGAAGTTAAACTCTTTAATATTGTTGATGTCCTGCATAATCTGGAATTCGCCATCGCGTCCGCGCCGTAACCGCTCCAATAGGTCCGGGTTGGCCAGCACCTCGGCTTCGCTGACAACACCCTGCCGGGCCGTCCGCTTGAGTAGGTCGCTGCGCCGGCTAACCTGTTCAATGATCCCATTCTGTATGTCTTCCAGATATGCCATCTGCGGCTGCGGGTAGTAACTGCTCGCGTTCATATCAAACTTAATCGGCACAAAGGGGAATCCATTTTCGGTCAGAAACCCCTGCGCCGGCATACCCGCGTCAATGTCAAGAACCGGCTCGGTGAGCTGCCCGGTCTCGTCTTCCTCGTAAATCAACTGGCCAATCGAGTTGACCATCTGTGGAAAACTCATCTTGATAAAGGGGTGGTCGCGCTCAAGGATTGGCTCATCGACGTTATCCGCAAACATGATCAGCTTGCGATTGATCCTATCGTGGATGCGATCCACCAAAACAAACTCGCCGTTGTCTACAGACTCTTTAAGCGCTTGTAGCTCTTGCGAGTCGCCGCCCTGGCTGCCCATGACCTCGCCAAAGGCCAGCTCGTCTTCGTCACCTACAGAGGAGCGTTTAAGCTGTCGCTTGTTTTGAATTTCGGGATCATCTTTGAGAAACTTTAGCGGCACCCACATGCGCTCTCGGATATACCGAGCTGTGCCGAGGCGGTGCGGCGCCGCAGTAGGATCAACATGTACGAAGCCCGGCGGCACCCGGCAGACGCTAACCATATCGTCCGCCATATCGTCATTGGTCACATACGGCGCAATCATATCGTCGCCGGGTGGGTTGTAGTCAAGCCGCAACCAGCCCACGCCGCAAAAGAGCGCGTCAAAAATGCTTTGGTGAACGTGGTCTTTGACGTTGGCCAGGTTCATAAAGGCCGAGCTGGCTCGCTCAAGGATCTGGGCAACCTCTTCGCCGCCCTCATCCTCGATAATGAAAAACTGTTTAGGATAGCGGAAAGCGATGGTGCTGATGATCTGGCGTACGATGGGATAAAAGCGAGAAATACGCACAATGTCTTGCGGCTCAAGGTCGCGGATGCGGTCATCAAATTTGAGATCGTAGAGATCGGTCAGCCGCTGCCATTCGCGCATCCTATCGCGGTAAAGGCGGTCCAACATCTCGCGCTCGCTCTTCCAGTATATCAGTTGCTGCTTATTCATCCAGCGTACCTATACTTGGGTTCGTCGTTCCCTAACAAGTCCAGAAGTCGCTGTCCATCACCGTCTGGTCCTTCGGCTTTCTTCCGCGGACGATACACATGATTGATACCATAGCGTAGCCCATCAGCAGGGTGGTCGTTGCCGCCTTTAAGAACGTCTTCGGGGTTGTTCGGGTCGCGCTGCACCGTCGATAGGCTTGAGACCACTTGGTCCGTCCGCCCCCGAAAAAACTTAAGCCGCCCAGCGTAGAGCAAATCCTTGATATTCCGCCAACCGTTTATCCTGTTTGTATTGGCTTTCGTCAAGTAGACGCCCTCGGCCTCGAAGCTGTCCTTCGGCGCCAGTGCCTGGCTCGCCTCGCCCGGCGCCCGCTTAGTCCACATATCCGGTGGCGCCAAGTTCAGGCGCGGCCTATCGGTCACGTAAGGGCAATTGTCGAGCATCGCCTTGATGCCTCGCGCATGGTCCGCACCGCCGGCACCTTCCCGGTAATACTCGTCCACCACCCATACATCGTCGTTGTAGTCCACCGCTATCAGCATCGCCGAGGTAGCGTTGTGTTCGCCGTAGTCCATGCAGAGGAACGTAGACCAGTTCGGCGGTATGAGGAACGGCTCTACCTTACACTCCGCCGGCGCAAACATTGAAAAATAGCTTCCAATGATTGCGTCCCAATCGCCGTCTTTCCACGCTCGCACCAGCTCTGGGTCGCCCAAGCCATCAAGGCGCTGCTCGTAGCCTGGGTCCGCAGCGAGGCCGATCTTGTTATCGCGGATGCGGCTCGGGACAAACATCCTGACCATTCCGGTGGCTTGGTCCTCAAGCGGCACCATCCCGTCCGGGTAGCCGTCGATGCCGAAATAGCGTTTTACCTCGGCGTGGCAACGCCCGCCAGGGTTGCCGGTAGCTCGCACCCGTTTGTGTTGGGCCGGGCCGCGTAGGCGCGAGAGCATCATCTTATAGGGGCGCATCGACTCCCAGGTGGGTAGCTCATCCCACCCGATCCATGCCAGCGACCAACCCATGTATTTCGTAAAATCGGTCTCTTTCTCAAGGTGGCGCAGCCGCAGCATGGCGCCGCCGGGAAACCTCCAGGTATGTTTACCGACCAGGTATTCGCCACCTACGTAGGGGTAGATTTCGTGGCTCTGGTCGATAATCTCTTCGAGGTCCGGGTAGCTCTGGCGAAAGAGAACGCCCCGCCAATCGGAGCCCTGGGAAATGTCTTGGGCAAAGTCGCCAAGGAGGTAGCTCGTCTTGCCTCCAAACACGGCACCCCCATAGAACAATTCCTGCACCGCCTCGCCCATCCATATAGCCGTCCGCTGCGGTCCCTCCTGGGCGGCCCAGGCGTAGTCCTCGTCGTTGTGGGGCGATGCGGCTATATCAATCATCGTCCTCTACCAGATCGGCCACTCTATTGCCAGCCAGGGCGGCCTTGAGGTCGCTGATGCCGGGCCGACCTTCGGTTTTAATTTGCCGGTATTCTATCGGCT